AGATTGTTCCATATTAAGCTCTACAGCTTTTGCTCTCTGACCAATACCCTCAATTTTATCAGCAACCTCTAATAATCGTTTATACGATTCTTCCATGTTGCTGAAACGACCAGTCAAATCACGAATTGTATCTTCTGTAATTTCATTTTTATTGATTATTTCCATTACAGCCGTATACTGATTTGCTTGTTCTCGAGTTCTCTCTTCGAACTCTTTCTGCAGCCGTTTGACTTCTTCATCATCTTTATTTAAAACTGGTTGCCATTTCCCGTTAGTAAAGATTTTAGGAACGTCTTTACTCGAGTCGCTTGTATCCGTCCATAAATCGCCCACAGAAGGATTTTCAGGAGGTTTAGGCCCAATAGACTTACTAACCACAAAATCTTTAATCACGATTGAATTTCGAGCAATTACTTGATTGTTTTCTGATGCTTCACACGTAAATGTTGCTTGACGATTCACGTCATTGACTGTGATGTCTAACGCTCTTGAATTGCCATGTGTAGCATTCCATGATTCGTCAGTCGTTTTGTCATATTCACTCGTTCTTGTCCATTTATAAGTGAAACGAGTAGACATGTCGATATCTAATTTTGTAACAACTGGAGTTAAAGTTGTGACAATAGTGCTGTTCTGAAATACAGTACCGTTACTTGAGTTGATAGTCATTACAAATGGAACACTGGTGAAATCAAAAAGACGTTCTTGCACTAGTGTGCTTAAACGTCTTACTTTCTCACTAATAGTATCTTCTTTAGCTTGAATGTTAGTTATTTTAATTTCACCGTTCTCTCTAGTAGCAAGAGATTTCTTAATACTTGATACTCTTCCTGATACAATCAGAGCAGGCTCATAATGATGATCAACAATAACAACTGTATCTCCGATATTCACTTCTCTAGGAAGAATATTGATTGGAACATCGTAAGTAACTTCTGGATGATTCCATTGTTTTAGCTTAATTACAGCTTCAACCATTAACGCTTGAGGAGTCTTAGCTTCACTCTCGTATCGTTTAACGATTCCTCCTCCTGCTGGAGTATATCCAGCACGTTTCCAACGGGCTACAGCATCGTAATCTACTAAATAAATCGAATTTTTAGGAGAACGAATATTTCCTTCGTTATATTCAACTCCTGCTAATGTAATTCCATCAGCTCCAGTAGCCACAAGAGTAGTTGCTAAATTTTCGATTGAAATTGTTCGTTTAACATTTGATGCTTCTCTTCCAACTTCCAATCTTACTTTTTTATCTTCACCAATACGTTTATGAATATGAATTAACTTCTTATAGATTTTATCGTTTAAAAACTCAAAATCGTAAGATATTTCAGCATCGAAACGTTTAACAAGCTGTAATAATCTCTTAGTAGCTGTGTCTGTTCCTTCCCACTCTAATTTTCGTGTAGTTGTTGCAGGAATCTCATTAATTCCAATTTCCCATCCAGAATCGAATGTAAATTCTTCGATGTAGTGAGTGATTGGATAACTCTTATCGGCCTTGTAAGGCGGAACTTGTTCACCTAATAAGTCCAATCCAGCGTCTTCCGCAAAGATTGTTTTTGAATTCTTATCCTCTTCAATTCTCATAATTTCGAATGAACGTAGTTTACTGCCATCTTTAACCATCAAGTAGCAACCCACGTTAATCTTTTCGATTTCAGGATTGCCAGTTTTGTCTACAGTAAATTCATAAGTTCCGATTCCAGTATCTAAGTCTTGCTCGAACCAATCGTTGTATGCAATTAATCCTCCGCTAGAACCAAAATGAAGCTGGCAAAGCTTGTTATATTCTCTATCTGTTAACGTGATCATTGCCAAGCCTCCTTGAATTTAGCATCTAAATGAATATCCGTATTTGGTTCGGTTAATACAGCTATTTCAGTTTGCCCAACGTCCACATTGAACCAAGAACTGCTCATATTAACATAGTGTGTTTTTCCGTTGATTGTTAGTGTTCGATTTCTAAAATCAAACTCTACTACATCGTTTGGTGTAATGACTACATCTCCAGTTTCATGGCCGTATTGGACGTATTGTCCGCTTGGATGAATGAAGCTAATCATTTTATAATTTCCACCCGAAGTGAAACTAAAAAGAGGCGCTGTTGGAAGCACCCCTCTATTATCGAACGTATATACAATTTTTCCTGAATTCGTTCCTCTAGTAGCATTCTTTTCTATTTTAGATAATCCTTCAAACGAGAATGTTACTTGTAATTGAACGATATATATATTTTCGTGTTTAGTAATGGAAGTTACATTGAATTTGTAAGCCGTATAAACACGATTTAGTGATGTATCTGGTTCAAACTCAACATTTTCTTTCATAATCCATCTATTGAAATTGTCTAAATCTGTCTGCTTAGTCGTATGAATATGAATTTCAAACGTCTTCACTTGTTCCTTGCGTTCGTAACTTTTCTTAAAATACGAACTTCCGTTTTCACGTCTTTGAATCGAATTATTGCTTTCAGAGAAAAAGAGGCGTTCATATTCTGCCACTACAACTTGAATCGGCAAATCCGTATTTTTAACATGATTAATACTCATTTCAAATCCAATCACAGAATCACTCCTCTCGCTCTCTCAGCATGTCGTTCTTTCATTTTCATCTTTCTGATAATTTCTTCTGCTAGCTTAGTGGCTAGTTGAAGTACATCTTCATCATTTCTTACTATCAATTCGTGCGGATAAATATTAACATTCACTCCACCATTATTTTCTAAGTGTGCTGCAATTCCTTTTCCGATTCCTGAAAGTGTATGATCATTCAATGGAAGGATAGCTTCATTTCCTGCCTCTCCACCAATCATGACATTGTTGCCATTTTGTCCGAAAATAGTCGGCTTAGTCATAATCCCACCTTTGGCATACCATTCAATTCCAATGCTAGGTAATCCACCACTGAGCCAGTCTAATGGATTTGCTGAACCGCTGATACTGAAGTGAGGAAGTGGAATGTGTGGCCAGCTGATTTGAAAGTTGAAGAATCCCTTGATTGCTTCAATCGCTGAACCTACCGCGCTAGCTGCCCCATCAATAGCTCCAGAGATAGCACCCTTAATTCCTTCCCAAATACTAGAAGTCGTTGCTAGGATTCCATCCCATATTCCGGAGATAATAGAAGCAATTCCGCCCAGTATTGAACTAATCGTTGATGAGATAGTTTCAAGAACAGTTGATACCACATTTGATAACGTGTCCCATGCTCCTGACCAGTCGCCAGTCAGTACTTGTAATACTGCTTGGACGATTCCTAGAATCACATCAAGAGCCCCTTGAATCACAGTAGTGATTACAGTCCAAACTGTTTGAATATAGATTAATATCCCATCAAATATTCCTTGGATGAATGGAGCTAAGAACGATAGAACTGTTTGAATAATCGTTGAGATAAAATTCCAAACCGTCTCAACTACTTGTTGAATACGTTCGTGGTTAGCTTCCCACCAAGATACTAATGTTCCGAATATGTTTTGGATGAACTCTGATACGGCTCCTACTACAGTCTCAATAACTGATTGAATTCCGTTCCATACAGATTCAACAGTTGAACCGAACCCTGGAAAGACTCCTTCAAGCCATTCTACAATTGAGCCGAAATTAGTCACTATAGCCACCGCTATTGCAATTGCTGCAGCTACAGCTGCGATAATAGCAATAATCGGAAGTAAGCTAGCGCCTAATGTAGTCACTGCTATTCCCAGAGCCACAATGACTGGCAATAGTATAGCAACTACTGCTAACACCCCACCTAAAACAACAATGAATTGTTTCACTGGTTCAGGAAGATTCTTGAACCAATTAGCTAATTGCTTAATTGCTGGAATAGCTACATTTAGTATTGGTTCCATCGCCTCTGCGATAGCCGCTCCAACTTCTGCTAATGCTAGCTGAACTGCATTAAATTTCTGTTGCTGCTTATCAATTGGATCTAGAGTAGCCTCAAATGTTTGAGCAACTGTTCCTCCAGCGTCTTCTGCAGTACCTGCTAAGTTCTTTAATGAGAAGGTTCCACGCTTAATAGCGTCCACCATTCGAGTGGCTCCCTTAGTCCCAAACACCTTGGACGCTTCCGTTAACGCTTCAGTTGAGCTGGATGCATTTTTGATTTTTTCAATCGTTTCTTGTAATCCATCAGATAACGTCTTTCCTTCTTTAGCATATCCAACGGCAGCTTTACTCATTGAAGAGAGAGCAGCACTTGAATCTACACCGGCTTTTTCCATTCCTCCAATTAATGTCGTTGCTTCATCAAATGACAATCCAAGTTCTTTAATTTGAGGAGCGCCAGCTACAATCTTAGAGAACAATTCATCAGTAGAAACACCAGTCGTTTGACTAACATACGACATCGTATCTAATACTGAAGTTAAATCTGTAACTGACAATCCGTAAGCTTCAATAGTCTTTTTAGCATTAATCGTGCTATTAGTAATATCCGTTCCGTTAATTTCTGAGAATTGGATAATACTTTTCGAAGCGTCTTTCAACGCATCACCAGTTAACTCGAACTGTGTGTTAACCTCACCAATCGCGGAACCAACTTTTTCAAAAGAGTCTACAGGCAAATCAACAGATAGTTGGTCGTAGATTTTTTTGAATCCGTCTAATGCTTCGTCTGTAGTGGCACCAGTCTTAGTGATAATGATATCGAATCCGGCATCTACATTCTTGAACGCTTCTTGAGTACTCCTTCCAAACTCAACCATAGATTGTCCAGCTTGAGAAGCAACTTGAGAAGCTTGTTGAAGATTACTCTGAGTGAGTAATTTATTTGTTTTATCAGTTGCGCTCCTAGACGCGTCTCCAACAGATTCAAGTTCCTTCTTAACATTCTGGATGCTTCCACCATCGTCAAGCTTATCTAGTGCATCTCTTAATGCGTTAATATCAGCCTTACCATTCGATGCTTCTTTAGCCATCAATTCTAATGCGCGTTCCATGTCCTTACTTGAGGCTTTACCATTCTTAATAGAATCTGTTAGCTTATCGCCTAAAACATGTCTATACGCTTCAATATCTTTCCCTGTGGCTGAGAAGAATCGAGATAATCTTTCCGTGGATTTCCCGAGATTCTCTTGTTCCTTATTGAGATTAGTTAACTGCGTCTTGTAATGCGTTAATGTGCTCTCAGTAGTCTCAATCTCACGTTTAAATGCTCGATAGTTTTCTTCACCGATTTTACCAGCCTTAAACTGTTCTTCTACTTCGGCTTGAGCATTTTTTAAAGTCGTTAATTTTTCTTTTGTATTTTCAATCTGCTTAGTTAAAAGCGTTTGTTTTTGAGTGATTAATTCGATACTGGCAGGATTAAATTTCAAAGCTTTATCCACTTGCCTCATCTCGCTAGCTGTACTCTTAGCTACCGTATTAGCTTTTTTCAAAGCTTGCTCAAGTGGTTGAATATTTCCTTGCAATTCGATTGTAATACCTTTGATGTTTCCAGCCATTTTTTCACCCCTCTCTAAATTAAAAAGGCTACTGAAACCAGTAGCCTAGAAATTATCAATATCTTCCTGTGTTGCTTTTCGCGTTTTCTTTTTATCCTTCGATTGAGAATGAAGATCAACATAATCAGTTTGGAAGTCTAACGCTCCGCCAACCGTTAAATACTTTAGTTCATCAATCGATAGTCCGCTTTCCTTACAACACAGAATGAACGATTCAACTGTGAATGTCTCTTCACTAGCGTCTTCGCTCGAATCTACTTTTTTTTAGTCACGAATGAAGCCTCGATTAAAGAAACGATGCTTGTAACGATACTTTCAAATGTTAATTCTGAATATTCGTTGTAGAATTCTAAAAAGTTTGGAATCTGTGAATTGGCAGTGAAAGCGAAAATCCAAAAGAAACGATAGAACAATTCTGTGTCAAATGCTTGAACAGAATCTTCTGATAGATTTTCCATAGAAAATTCTTTTTTGCCTTTGAAAATTCGTGCTAGTGCAAATAATTCTTGAAAGAAATCTTTATTAAATTGTTTTTTATACGCTAGAGGAGTAAATGCATTACTCTCTAGCGCGATTTGCTTTTCTCCAACTTCAATAGTTTTCTTCATTATGATCTCCTTAGTTTAATGCTTGTTTAACTTCATCAAAGAACTTGTTGTAAACTTCATCAGAAGTATTCAAGTTTGTCTTGTAGCGAATAGCTTTATCAGTCGAACGAGGACTTGCTGTGAATTCTAGTTCTACTGTATTAACATCAGCTCCGTTTTTAGTCTTAGTGCTAAACTTAGGGCGTTTAACAACTACTTGAGGTAAACAGAATCGTGTCGCGTGTTTATCCCCTTCCATTTGGAATAGCAGCGTGATTGGATTACTTTGAGATGTGCTCTTTTCTACAGTTAGATCACCTTTATTTTCTAAACCGTTAACATATTCTGCGAATGATTCTGTA